AATCAAGTTGGTAATCCAGTTCGCGAATCTCTTCTATATTTTCTCGGGACTTATCCCGAAGAAGAACATTCATTGTTGAGAATACTTGAATGTCTAAGATGTCTTCAATAATATCACGTCTCTGTGCAACTGGAAGACGCATGAAAGGAACAAACGTAGAAGAACCAAGCACCACAATCTGTGTGAATGACTTGTAGTTCATCTTGAGAACATTATTCTCAAAGTTCTTCTGCTGTTCGGCAAGTGAACTTTCTTGATTCCACAATTTACCGTTCGCATAGATCTCAAACTTGTTTGGTTTAATACCACGTACAACTTTATACTGTTGCTTCCCGATACGGAATTCAATTTCAACCAAACAATCTTTTTCGTTTATACTATTAACCATTGCTGGTTTAGGAATTTTACGAAATGGTTTTCCAAACAAAGAAAAGGTAAGAGCATCTAAGATAGTGCTCTTACCTGCTCCATTTGTTCCGACAATTAAATTTGTCCTTGCAGTTTCTAAATTTACTTCACTATAAACATTACCCGTAGACAAAAAATTCTTCCAACGGAGTTTTTCAAAAATAATCATTCTTTATCAGGTGGGGGAATAATAAGGTCGTCTGCTGTAATAATAGAATACTTTTGTCCTTGAGATCTACATGCAGTAATAATTAAATCGGGTTCAACTTCAAGAATTTCTAAATCAGGATTGTCATTGACCTCCTCTAACAAAAAAAGATAACGCAATGCATCATCTTCTTGTTCAAATAATGGAATAATACGATCTTCAGAATCATTGAATACGGAATAAATTCCGGATGGTTCATCTTGCAATGTGATTATGTACATGCATTAAACAGTCTCACATGATTCTATGTAGAGAGATTGCATTAACTTTTTGAGTTCGGTTTTGTCTACCGCAAGTTCAATCTCATCAATATACTCACTCAATAGAGTGAGCGTATCTTTTACGTTTAATTCTACATCATCTAGGTCTTCTGTGTCAACTAAAGTCTCCATAATTTTTACATCATGAACACCTACGTTGTAAAGACGATCAACCAATGTTTCAAACATTTGGTAGTCTCGTTTTTCGTTAACAACGATCTTGATGAACTTGTTTTTATAACCAGACACATCCTGTTTGTTGTAGTCCATACTGGTATCGTCATAGAAGATTTTGTCAAAGATCTCGTATGGATTTCGGACAAACTTAAGAGTATCACTTTCCGTATCGTAGATATGGAATCCACGAGTGTCCTTATAATCATTCCAAAACATTTGATATGGGTTACCTAAGTATTGAACATTTCCATGTTTAGATTTATGATGAAAGTGTCCTGACCATACTCGTTTAAAGTTTTTAAAGTCTGAAACTTTAAACCCACCATCAAACTTCATGCCAGGGGTAACTTCAAATCCATCACACTCTAGATGTCCACATACATTATCAGCATTACTTTCGCTGATCATTTTTAAACTTACTTCTTTATTCCCAGCATTAATCCACGGCAACATTAAAAATGTTTTGCTACCCAGTTTAATTTCTTTTGGATCTACGTAAATTTTAATATTATTATACTGTTCTAATAAAAGTTCCGGAGAATTAATCTGATTTGTATTTTTGTAATACGTACAATGATTTCCCAAGATCATATGAACTTTATAATTTTTTAATCGCTTGAAGTAATTTTCATTAACACGGTTAAAAGTATTAAAATCCATAGACTTTCGGTTATCAAAAGTGTCACCCAAATCAATAATGGTATTGACACCTTCTTTCTCAAGAGTAGGAAAAAAGATCTCGTCATAGAATCTCTGAAAGTAATTCCAGAACGCTAAAGAACCTTTGCGTCCATCAAGATGTTGGTCTGTAATGAGTGCAACTTTCATAACTTACCGCTCACTGTTCCATCATAGGTAGCTGCATATTTGCAGTTTGCCCAGTTAGTAGCGACACCTTCCAAGTGGAATGGCGTTCCGACCATGACAGATTCCCTCGTACCGCCTGTGACGATGCTCTCGCCATCCTCACCATAGCTAGCCCACGTTCCAAAGCGTTTCTCTGTAATACGGAACTTTCCATAGGGTGTTTCATACCATTCATATTCAGAAATTTTAGAGTTGTCACTCATTGTTTGCTTGTTTCCTTAACGTATTATTATAGATCACAACTCTGCCGTGACGATGAGTAAAGACCAGTTCGTCATCTGGACCCCAACACAGCTCTTCATATAGAGCATTCAATTTAGACATGTCTTCATACAGTTGATTTGGATTTGGCATCAGCGATTCATTTTAATTTCAATATTTTCTTTAATGCTACCCATGTCAGAATAGGAAGCGTTCATACCTGACATACTACCATCGTATGTGTCTGTATGCATCACTTCATCATATCCTGAACGTTCAAGAATTTTATTTTTAATTTCTAATTGTTTCTTTTCTTTTTGAATTCTTCTTAAAAATGCGTAGTAAATAATTTGCGTAAAATAAGCAAACGGGTTAGAAGACTTCTCTGGATTAAAGTTGTCAATGTACTGCAGGCAGTTCTCAATGCCATCACAGATCATATCCTCACGAAACATGTAGTTGACAAAGTTAGGTTTGTATGATAGATGTGTAGCAATCTTAAGGAAACACTCACCAATATAATTTGGAACACGAGGACGTGGTTGACCGTTTTCTTTTGCTGCGATCACTTTGTTCCGGTAGACAGAGACCGCCTCTAGAAATTCTTTATTGTTGACGTAATACTCTGTCTTTTTTTTCATGAGAACTTTTCCTTTTCGGATACTCTTAGTTTAGTTCATCTTATGAATATTGTCAAGGCTTGACAAATCCTGATAACCTGAGTAGGATAACTATGTCAGAGTTCAGAAGGGTTGTAGCTCTTAGCTTTTATTAAATAGATCTTCTAAAGATTTTTTAGTTTCTTTAATAGAACCTAGGTTTCCCATTGTACGAGAAAACTTATGAGGTTCATATGAATCTTTAAATGAACTAACTTGATTAATATGTCTTGCTACTGTATCAGAGTAAAATTTTTCAATACGTTTATCTTCAACTTGTGTCATGGTTATAATATGTTGTTTAGGTAAAACAAACATATGATCAAAAGTTGAATGAATCCATTCTGTTAAAGAAAATCCATTAACTTTTAAATGATTTCTTTGTTGATCAACAAAAGTTACCTCCATAGGATTTTCTAGTACAAGACTATCATCATCAGGCATATAAGAAACTTTTGAAATTATTTCTTCACCTGTAATTAACTTCATAGTTGCTAAAAATTCTTCTTCCATATTTAACTTGATCTAAGGTTTACTTTTATAACCTCATACTTAAAGTTCTCATCATTATAAATGTTGACTCTCTCATTCAAATGTCTAAGGGTATAGTTCTGACCGCCAATGTCATCAGCGATATCGTATAAGGTTGCGATGTCTTTGCCTTCGCCTTTCCTTAGCACACGTCCAATTGATTGGAGATTACGGATGCGTGACTTACTAGGGGATGCAAAAATAATATTGTGTAGTCTCTTAATATTAATGCCTGTAGAGAATGTACCGTATGAAGCAAGGATCACGGCGTTGTTTTCAGTCTCTGTAATCTGACGAACTGATTCTCTGTCTTCAACATCAGTACCACCATGAACAAAAAATAATTTTCGTCCGGGGTCTATATTGCTATTTATCAATTCTAAAAGTGGTTCTCCATGCTTTTCAATGTAGTTGAATAATACAAGAGTGTTTCCTTCAATATCTTTTACTAAGTTTTTAATAAGATTATTTCTACCACGATGCTCTACAATGTAGTCCATCTCATCATGATATGATTCAAAGTGTTGCGGAGCATGTTTACAAAGTAAAATTTTTATTCTAAACTTACTAAGATAACCTGACTTAATTAGATCATCTGTTTTAGTAACCTGTTCGCAATCACCAAACAATCCTTCTAACACCCACTTGTGTGTCTTGGTGCCGTCTAAGGTGCCGGTAAAACCAAATCTATATTTTGCATTATGTAACTTGGTCATGATTCCTGTGAGGGACTTTGACTTAAATAGGTGTGCCTCATCACCAATAACACAGTCAATATCATCAAAGTATCTTTTTGGAAACTTGTAGATGGATTGCCAAGTGGAAATAATAATTGGTTTGTCTGTATTTTTATCCTTGCCCGAATATATCTTATGCACATGATCGTCAGCATTCCATCCATAGTCATTAAAGTCGTTGACCATCTGTTCTACCAAGGACGTAGTAGGGACGATGATGAGCGTCTTCTTGTTGGTAGCAGTATAATATCTGACGAGGGAATAGATCATCAAAGACTTTCCAGACCCCGTAGGAGAAAGTAAGAGCTTCCTATTATTTTTAATTGCTTCATATACAGCACGATACTGATACACTCTTGGTTTAATTTCAGATCGTGTAATTTTATTCATGAATGTTTCAATGCCTGCGTAGGAAACAAAATCATTTGTTTCCTTAACATCTCCATACCAGTCATTTTTTTCGTACTCAATATTGTACTGGCGTTCACCTGCCCACACCTGTAGGTGCTTCATCAGACCACCATAAAGGTCTCCTGTACCAGGAGAGTACAGACGGATAGTTCCATCCCAGTATTTGTATCTGGGGTTCTTCTTCAGGAACTTTGCTTCAGGAACTTCAAACGAAAAATAATCTGAGAGCTCCTGATGCACATGGGGTTCTTCAGAATGGATAGTAATATATACTTCGTTTTTCTTCTTAATAATTAAATTAGACATAAGGTCCGCCACCAAACCAAGAGACTAAAGATTTTCTAACTCCTGATGTTATTGGATTAACTTTATGCCAAGTATCCGAAGGAAAAAATATAACCGTTCCTTTAGGTTCTTTAAATTTTACACTTCTTTCTTTGGTTAAGGGTCCGAAGAGTTCTAGTTCTAGTTCACCACCTTCATACTCTTCTGGATCATTTAAAAATACGGTAAGACTTATTTTTCTAATAGGACTGTCTGAACACATACCCATTTGTTGAGATTTTAAAAGTCCTTGTGCATCAATATGCCAATCATAATGATCTCCTTCGTTATAAAGAGTATATTGAATACCTTCACCTCCTAAAATTTGGAGATTCCATTCTGCATCTACATTTACTTGATGGCAAAGAGTTAGCAACAGAGCTCTAACTTCGCGATTTTCAATCCAATTAATTTTACATTTTCTTAAATCTTGATTACTTGCCTCACCTTCTTCAAGATTATTTTCTACAATTGCATTTTCAATTATTGAAAGATCGTGATCATTTAATTTAAATTTAACTAGAGGATTACCGAATTTCATTATTGTCCATTGACGAATTTTTCCCACTCAATTGCACTCTTGACCTGGAAACCTCTATTAGAAATTTGACGCATGACTTGATCTATCCAGTAAAGCATCTGGTCTAGATATTTAATTTTTGCCTCAAGGTTGATGATATCCTCATCTGCCTCAAGGTATGTTCTCATTTTTTCTGAAGTCTTAATGCTTGATCCAAATGGTTTAGCAGCATAGGTCTTAGCATCTGCTTCGCCTGAGTAATACTCACGCTTATTTTTTACCAGTTTGCGGATCTCAAATTCTAGCGAGGTCTTGATCTGCTGAATGTCAGTGTAGTGGTTTAAGTATTTATTATGTTGGAAAGGGATAGATAATGCGAGTTGTCCCAGATCTGTGGTATACTGTTTGTTCTTAAACTGAAAGTCAACTGCAGAATCTTCTGCCCAGTCTTCTCTTAGTTTTTCAAATTTATTACGAAGGGTTTCAAAATTCATAAAGGTTGTAAATTCTCATTGCAAATAGTGTATTTCTCATACTTAAACGTTACGTCTGCAAGTAGATACTCAACATCTCCTACTGTAGCATCAAATTGAACTCCAGACAATGACACTGGAAAAATATTTTTAAAATCAATAATATGATTTACATTATTATATGAAGTTAAAATGTGTAGTCGTGCTGATGAGTATTCATCTGGACCAGACGATCTTCCATTTGCCAATCCAAATTCAGTAATCCAATCATGTACTGTACGGTAATTAATTAATTCTTCATCAATAATAAACCGAACATTTAAATCTCCATAACTAACTCCACCACTTGGAGCAATTGCTACGCCTCTATATGGCGTAGGAACTTCAACAAATGGCATTGAAATATCTGGAATACTTGCTGTCTGGCAGAAAAAATCTACACCACGAAAAATTTCAAGATCCAGTTTAAAACCAACTGGAGATAAAAAGTTGCGGTTACCGATTTGTTCTTTGTACCATTCTGCAGGCATGTCAACTTCCCAAGCTACTTAGTATTTATGGGTTGTCTGCATCAAGACCTAAACTAATTAAATATTCTGTCCACCAATCCGGATCTTTTTTCTGTCTCCATTCCGGAACTGGTAAACCACGAAGCGAATAGTATTCATTAATCGCTTCATTGATAATCTGTGCGATCTCCAAATTCTTCTTCCTTTTCATCAACGTCTGCATATGGATTGTCCAAGAATGGTCCTCGTTTTCGTGAAGGTTCTTTTCTAACATAATCCGATTCAGTGTTTACAGCGGACATCCAAACAACAAGTTTCATTATAATAAAGATTGTTGCTAATGGAGACAAGCATAATAATAATACTAATGATTGATTCATTGCGAATATTCGTTTATGATATCTAATACCTTATCTAGGGAATCATGAGCACCGTCATACCACTGACCTGTCATATTAGAATTTGTATCTTTATTGTACAATTCTGTCTTTAATTTATATACCTTTGCAAGCATATCTGTTTTATGTAAGCTACCACGAGGCATAATAATTAAGAGATACTACTTCTATTTAAGCATAAAAAAAGGGACCCCGCAGGGTCCCTGTGTTGATATCGTAACGATATCACATGAGGTTCTGAACCAATACACGACGGTAGTACTGGTTACGTGAAGCGGTAAGTGCTTCAGCATCAGGTGTACCGTTAGCAGCAGTAACGAATGGGTTAGCGACCATGCCGTAGCGGGTCTTAAATCCAATCTTGGGCTGGAAGGTGTCAGGACCGATTGAGCGGACCATCTGGAGGGGTACGTATGGGCAGTAGAACAGACCCGAATCATAAGGGGAAGTACCCTTATAACCAACTACGTAGTAGTGGGAGTTAGAAACGTTAGCAGAGTAAGGATCAACGAAGACCTTAATGCGACCGTTCATGGTTCCAACTAGAAGGTTACCGGTGTCATCAACTTCACCGATGGAAGGACCACCAGCACCAGTTAGACCTGAGGTGTAGTCTAGAGTACCAGACATCGCGAGAGCAGAAGCAACATCAGCAGAAGTGATGATGAAGTTGCCCTTTCCTCTACGAGTCTCTTGTGCGATTGCGTTGGCATCGCGCTCAATTTGGAACATAAGTCCCTTGAATTTTTCAACTGACCATCTGCCGTTGGAGTCAACGTCTAGGTCAAAGCGACCAGCATTGGCAGTGTTGTTCTGAGCACCAGGCTTAGCGATGGTGTACACAGTACGAACAACTTCACGGTTGATCTCAGCAAGGATCTCGCTAGACAGAATGTTAGCAAGTTCCTGTTCAGCATCAAGACCGTGGATTGCCTTAAGGTCTTGTGCCAATTCCAAGGTGTATTCTGCTTTGAGAGCTCTGGACTGTGCAGTCACAGAAGTCTTCTCAATGCTGAATGACATCTCGCGGAATAGTTTTCCGCTTTCTCCTAGTGCCTCAGCGTCCTCACGTGCCATGGGCTTAACGCCACGGTCATAAGTACCTGAATCGTTAAGAAGACCGGGGTTGCTTCCTGCAACGGGGTTAGCGGTGTCGTATGCGTTTGCGGTTGCATCAAATCCTGCAGAGAAGTCACTGTCGGGTTCGTTGTACAGTGCTTCAACACCGTCACGACCTTCATACTGACTCTTCATTGCGAAGATTAGTCCAGTAGGACCAGACATGGGTTGAACGCCACAAATGTCATAGGCAATGAGGTTAGGCATTGCACGACGGATGAGGCTGATCATTACAGGATCAAATCCAGCAAGACCACCAGTTTGGGTGCTTAGACCTGAACCTGAAAGGGCGTTGCCACCAATGGCTCCGGCATTATTACCTGCTGATCCACCTGCTTCGTTAAGCATACCGCGCTCTTCGCGCATGAATCTTTCTTGGTTTTCTAACAGAACAGCGGTAACACTTTTTCTATAGTTGTCTGTGATGGCTGAAGAGCCTTCATGACCTAGAACAGGTGCCCACTTTTCTGTCAGAGCTTGTGCATTAAACATTTTTTGCTCCGAATTTAAAAATAGGTTTTATAATAATCACTTCCAGCGATTCAGGGCGGTGAGGTATTGTGCCATTGCTGGTGTTACCTCTTCGCTTAATCCTTCAACTGGAGTTTCATCTGCAACTTCTGCTGCGGGAGTAGAAACTGAATTCTTGAAGTATGACTCTTTGATAGTTTTAACTTTCTTAGAGAAATCTTCTTCAGTTACATACTCTAGACCCTCAGCAAGTGCTGCGAGTTTTTCTTTTTGAGTATCTGCGAGTCCTTCTGACACAGTGGACAGAATATTGAGTTTGGCAGACTCGTTAAGACGATTCTGTAGTTTCACATTTGCCTTGACCTGTTCGTCTAGGCGCTCTTCCATTTCACGAATAGATTCAGCCATACCTTCTACCACGTCAACTTTGTCGTCGGGGATAGCGATATAGTGTTCTTCAAAGAGACCTTTGAGACCTGCGATGAAGTCTTCAGTGATCTCATTTTTGATGCCACGATCAACAGCTACTTGATTTTCTTCTAGCCATTGTGTGACTGCGTAGTTTACAGTTCCGTTAACTTCCTCAGAGAGTTCTGCATTAGCAGATTCTACTTGCTTCTCTAATTCTTTACCGAAATGCTCTACAAGCTTGTCATACTCTTCAGAGATTTTCGCTTTGACAGCAGCTTCAAAAATAGTTTTTGCTTTCTCAGCGAACTCTTCTGAGAGTTCTGTGCCTTCTAAGAGGGCACTAATGTCTGATGACATATCCAGCTCTTCAAATGCTGGTTTGATAGGATAAGATACGTTTGGACCTTTCTTAGTTCCGTAAGCAATTTCTGCGCCAAGTGTATTGGCACCTGCTTCATCACCAGGTTTACCTGATGGTGAAGTAACACTACCGTCTTGTGAGACAGGTGCTGCTGCTTTAGAACCAGGATTATCTTCACCTTCTTCTTTGTTAGAATGAAGTGGTTCAGACTGTGAACCGCCAAGATCAGTCTGTGACTGATTAGGTGCAACTGATGTAGGTACTGTTGGCATTGGATCTTTACCACTGCCGTTTTGTTGAGGATCACCCGAAACTGCCGAGGGATCTGAGCCTGTACCAGGAATTACTGAAGCAGATACACGAGGCATGGGATCCTGTGCTCCCGCTTCCATAACGACTTGCTGACCGCTCAGAAACTCCTCAAACTTTTCGTTTAACATGTCTGACATTTTGAGTCCTTCCGTAAATCTTATGATTATCTATAGTTTATTTATTAAATTATAAACCCGCGAGGAAGTTTTGGAACACTTGAAGCGTTCTCTCCTCTAGGTTTTGGCGAGTAGATTCGCCTATGTGACGTTGATATTTAGCAACTTGGGACTCCTTAAGAATTCCATTATCCCAAACCCACTCTTTGCCTTCCATGATACCATTGACAAAAGCATCTGGTGCAGAGGGATCTGCCACAATGTCTGCAGCCGTAGCAAGCATAAAGTCATCCATAACATATGCGGTACTTTCACGCTTATCAATACTTCCCATTCCGCGTGAAGATACACCAAGTTGTACACCTTCACCTAAGAGAGATTTAGCAATCTTCCCCATAGGAGTATCTAAGATTTGCGCTTTTCCCATGAAGTTATTACCTTCTGCTCTAAGCGAAGTAATTCTGTGGGAAACTCTATCAAGGTTGACAGTTGGACCATCAGGATGACCCAACTCACCAAGAGCACGATTAGTTTTAACATACTCTTCGTTATAACGTCCGACTTCACGTTCTAAAACTTGAAATGGATAAACACGACCGTTCCTATTCTTCAGTTCAGACTGAAGAAAAACACCTTCAATGTATAATTTTTTGTCATCACCAACTCCTTCGGTGATAACACGTACATCTTCAATCTGTTCCGTTATCAGTTTCATTAGTTTCCGTCTCTACTGGTTCGTCAAAGTAAGTCTTGGCAACACTTTGTTTGTATGTTGATAAAGTTTCTGATGCTTTTGCATATAGCAAATCTTGAATAGCATCAATTGCTTTTGACCTTTCATTGTCTGCAATAGCAGTTACAATGTTAACAACTTCCGCTTCCGGATTAACCGGATTGATATTATTTTCCATGACTTATTGTTTATTTAGTATTACTAGAAGGTTTAGGTTGCGCTTTCGCCATTTGTAACTGTTTTTGATGCGCGTCGTCTGCTTTTTCTTGTTCCCTTTCATGAGAATCGTCAGCTTGTTGTGCTGCAATTTCAGGTTGGAATGCTTGATTCTGACGATCCATCATATCAAAAGTATTGATATCTGCTGGATTCATTGCTAAACCAGAATCAATCTCTGATTTCATTTGTCTATCAATTTCTTTGTATTCCTTTTCGTTTTGTTGTAGAACTTGTCTTCTTACGTATTCAAGAGAAAAATACTTACCAACAAATGGATCCATCTGAGTTGCAAGAGCAATGCGTTGCGTCATTAGTTCTTGTTCTTTTAACTCATTAAAATGGTTATCAAACAGGAAGTCATATTGAATATGCTCCTTCATTTCATCCCAATCTTCAGGAGAAATTACTCCTTTGAGAATAAGTTGTGTCTTGAGGATATCGTGAAAAAGTTCCCCAAAACGTTTACGTAGACGACCAATAAATTTAGTAAACTTAAGTTCGTCACGAAGTACTTCAGTACTCTTACCAAGATTAAATCCTTTACTCTCATCAGTGAGACGAGAAGGTGGTAGGTTTAGGGAGTTGTATAATTTCTTTTTGAAATACTCAACGTCCTTAAGTTCGCCAAGGTTCTGACCACCCGGCAGAGTTGTGATCTCAGTGCCACGACCACCTTCACGACGGGGCAACCAGAAATCCTCAAGCATACTCATATGCTTTTTGTCGTCACGAATCTCGCCAGTGCTAGCATCGTATACAAGCTTGTTACGATAACGTGCCATGACATCACGTAGGTACTGTTCCGCCTTGACTTTGGGAAGATTACCAACGTCAATATAAAAGATTCTACGTTCTGGTGCGCGTGACAGTCTGTAAATAACCAGAGCATCTTCAATCATTCTTAGTTGATTGAGTGATTTAATTCCCTTGTGTAGGAAACTCAGGTGCATTCTTTTATTTAAATCTTGAACACCGGAAGAACAAAATGCAATAGAATCTGCAGCAATTTTAATTCCTTGGGCGTTTGACATATCACCAATTGGACCAAGAGCGCCGCCCTTTAAATATCCTTTGGGATTGTATAAAAAATAATCAACGTAATGACCCCACTCGTATTCTAGGGCAGTACCTTTTATTGCTCGGTTTAATCTTGGATCCGATGAACCTGAATCTAATTTTTGTCTGACCTTACGCATTTTAAGCGGGTCAATATAACGTAATTCAAGAATTCCTTTTTTTGGATTATCTAAATCAATTACTTTGTGGTAAAATAATTTACCATCAATATACCAACTACGAACTATTTCATGAGCGCGGTTATCAAAATTCAACATCTGTTTGATTTTATCAAACTCATCACGAACTTTTTTCTTAACCCCGGCACCAACTTCCAGATTATTTAAATCAACTTCAACACAACTATCGTTGGCATCACTAACTACAAATTCATTTACAATTTCATCCACAGCAGAATCTACTTCTGGATGTAGAGACATGTCTCTATAACGTTTGATCAGTTCAAACTCATTCCTTGCAGTAGCGTCTGTGTCTACATACGTTCCAAAGTAACCGCCTGCTGCAATAGAGACTGGCTCGTCAGCAGAAGGAGGGACAGGGGATTGACCCTTCTGACCCTCCTTACGATTAATTTGAAAGCCAAATAACTGACTCATAATAATTGTTCAACTGTACGCTTCCTATTATTTAGGCAACCGTAATACCTGCTTCTCCAGCACTCTCAACAGTCCAATATGAATATTGGAATTCAACTGAGAACTCTTCAATCTGATCATTGCTATCATAAGCAAGATCAATTGCGGAAGATGATGTTGGGAATGCATACCAAAGTTTGTAAGTTCTTAGAACCTTACCTTCAGCTTTCTCATCTTTTTCCATTTGATGAACGAAGAGATGCTTACCATAAACGGTAGGATCAATGACTTCGTTTACATTGGATTCGTGACTGTTCATTTGTCTCATCCAATCCTCAAAGAAGGCACGAATTTTCATGTCTTCATCATTGATAAAGGTAGCACTCCAATTGTCAAACGTGCGGTCTCCCGCAATTTTAACTGTGCGCCCACGGAAAGGAACTTCAATTACACCTACATTGGATGCTGGTAGAGCAGCAGACTTGCACATATATGATGCAAGGTTCTGCTTTGCTGAATCATCTCCAGGGAATGCAATATCTACCCTGAACATATTGGGTCTTACACCCTGTTTTACTTTGTTTAAAAAACCAGAGACTGAATTAGTTACTGACATTTTTTTAGTTACTCCTTACTGTTGTATTTAATGATGATCAGCGTCCAACTACTTCGCTGAAGGAAACTCCAGTTCGTGTTGCAGTAAACGTTACTGAAACGTAGTTGATGGAGCGAGCGGGTTTGATGAAGATTTCTGCAACAAATTCGTTGCGGTCAATAACATCAGGGGTGTTATTGGTTTCATCACAAACAACTAGGAAATCAGTGATTCCCTGAGCAGCAACGATGTTATCTAGATAACCACCGATTGCACCAGCAAATGAGGTGCGAGTAGTTGTATCGTTGATTTCAAAAAGAACACTCTTAGAAAGTTGTTCAACTCTTTTCTCAACGTTAAGGAAGAGACGGCGAACATTAATTCTATCAAATGCTGATGGTGCAGCAAGAGCAGTTTTATCACCGAACAATACAGCACCGCTACCTGGGAAGGTTACGACTGGATTAATTCTGTTCTGATAAAGTTCGTCTCTATCTGCTTTGTTTGGATTGAATGCCAGTTTAATTACGTTGCGAAGACCGCCACGATTCATGCCAGCAGGAGAAATCCAATCAGCAACTGTTTCTGAAGTATTAACACAAAGACCAGCAATGTCTCCATTGCAAGGAACATAGCGATACTTATCATTAAAACGATCATACATGTACTTGTAACCGCTATCAAGAACAGCGTATGAAGTAGATGTAATTGTATTGAAGAAATTAACTGTGTTAGTTCTTTGATCTGAGGATGACAATGCAGTTCCGCCACTGCCAATTTGATTTCCTTTATGGGGAGAAACAAATGCGATACAATCTTTACGGAGAGCAGCAACTGCTACACATTTCTGTGCCTTAGCAAGTGTGTCTGATTCTGAACCCATAGATCCACCCATGAGGATGAAGTTAGTTTCAGTTGCTTCTGTATCTGCAAACAGATCCATAGCAGCATTTACTTCTCCGGGAGTATATGAGTAATCATCAACTCCTCCAGATAATGTAGATTCGTTTAATGCTGCAAGAAGGAACTTATCTCCAGTTGTCAATGCAGTTGATGCTTGTCCGAATGCTTCTGCACCACCTGCTGTCGTTGGTTCTACAAGACCGGTTAGTGTTCCACTTGTGTAGATAAATTCCGATTGTAAATTAACGATATCTTTGAAATACAAAGAAGAACCTTCTGCACTCTTGGCATCAGTCATCTTGGAAAGATATGTAATTCTTTCTAGTACAGTTGATGCAGCACCGGAAACATCGCCAGTGGTGTCAATAACTGCAATATGAATTTCGTCATATGAAATTCCTCTAGAAGATGCATATACAGAAGTACCAGGACGAGGACCAATTGCACCAAGAGTTAATTCAGTTCCTGCAATTTTAGTATTGGTGTACCAATCTTTAACTGAAGAAATTGCAATGTTATCATTTGATACTGTACCAATAGTAACAGAAAGATCTGCACTTGCACCAGTTCCAAGGTCTGCTGCTGGTACTGTAACAACATCGCCTTGTGTATATCCAGTACCACCTGCTTGAACTGTAACTGAAGTAACAGCTCCATTGACATCAATGATAGCTTGTACTTGTAACCCAGATCCTGTACCACCAGATGGTGAAGATGTGTGGGAACCATTCTGAGAACCAACGCCAGTATATGCAGTAAATGTAACTGCTGATACAATACCATCTCCGGGTTCATCAAATACATCAGATGATGTAATAAGTGAACCGGGGTTCTCTAGGATAACTGCTAATTCATTTGATGCACTATCAAAAGAATAAATTCTGCCTGCTTTACCACCTACAGTTGTAAATGCAGTGTTTGCTGTTGTAGTTGCAGGAGCAGATGCTAGTGTTAGAATCTGATCTGCACCACGGTCAACTGCAACAACCTTAAGTGAGTTACCCCACGATCCTGCTGTTCTTGCTACGAATGCTTCTGCACCACCAACACCAGATTGATAATCTGATTCGTTTCTTACTAAAACTGCTGTGCCATCTGATGTTGCATTAAGAACACTGGTTTCTGCACGAACTACTGCTAATCTACCACCGTATCCTAGAAACTCAGACGCAACGAGCCAGTCTTCTGCATTTGATTCCGAAGGAGTACCAAAGGTTGCTACCAAATCTTTCAATGAAGAGATGGGAGTAACTTCTCCGATGGGTCCTTTTTGGAATGATGATGCTAAAGCTGCTGTTAGAGTTGAGCTGCCTACAATGGTAACATTAGTAAGGTCGCGTTCTCTTAAAATAACACCAGGCGAGACTTGACTTGCCATCTTTTATCTCCTTAGAAATTCCGATTTTACCTGAAATTATTTATCTAAACCAGGTTCTTCAGAGGGGAAACCATGCATGAACTTACTACCAGTCTGGATACTCCCACCTGTTACTATCTATTTTTCTTGTTTTTAATACTCTAATCTTAGTGCAGTCTTTACATTCGTATGAATATGCTGATGGAGTAGTTCTATTTTTTCTAGTTTTATAGAAATCATTAATCAATTCTTTAGTTACACCACACGACCTACATTTCCTTTCTGTAAATATCAGATGGTCTAGAGAGAATTGATCTTCTATATTCATTAGTAGTTCCACATGTATCCAACTTCTTCCTGTGTCGTTCCATACTGCCAAACGGTTCCTTCTTCATCCACAAAGGTATCATCACCCAAACCGTCATCAATAAACCCAAAAGGAGCCATGTCTTGGTCAATTTGATTTCTTTGTTCATCATAAATTCTTCTCCTGACATCTTGATCTGTCATTTCTTTGAAGTATTCTTGCATGACTAACCACGCAAACAATACCATACACATAACAAGGTCATCATGATATCCCTCGTCTGCTTCCCACGCTTGTTTCTTCTGTACAAATGTAGTGAGTTCTTGGAAGATCTGGAAGTCATTAAACAATAACTTGTCTTCTTCAATAATAGCTTTAAGATTAGAGCAACCGATTTTCTTAACGGTCACACTCATCTTAACACCTAGTTGAGTTTTGTTTCCTGAGAATCCTTGCCCCACGACTTGACCTGCTCTACCACGCATCGCACACATAAGTACGTTAGGATATTCAAGATCATAATTGAGAGTGGAAGCAATACCATCTCCAATATCATTTACTTCTACTAGAACATATGGATTATTATATTCTTTACAAACTTGAAAAATTACTGAGGGAAACAGTATAGGTTTAATCTCATTATTTCTGTACTTTGCAACGATCTTATACGGCATCGTGGTGATATCAAACACGAGGAAAGCACTGTAGTCACCACCAATTCCTCTGGCAACATCAACAGTAATAATGTATTCGTGATCTTTTTCTGCTCTCGTATAAACATCAAGTCCTGCATTGCTTGCAATAGGATCGTGGAATGGTATATTTTGTAATTTTGATGGACTGATTAAAGTATCAGCAGATCCAAGGAAGTCGCACTCAAACTCTTGTGCAAACTGTCTTGGTGATGTATTCTTAATTGTCTCTTCTTTCCACTTAGCATCTCTGCCAGGTACTTGAGACCAGTGAACTTCGTTTGTAGTGTAATCATTTCTACCCCTACTAGCATCCTCCCACATCTTGTAGAAGTGATTCATGCCGTTAGGCGTTGAGATAATAATTACTTTCGTTGATTTACCAGAAGTAATAGTAGGATAAACAGAGGCAAAGAATTGCTCCGCAACATGGTTTGGAACGAATGCGAATTCGTCAAGGAAGAGGATGTTAAAAGACATGCCTCGGACAGCACTCGCAGATGTAGAAGCTGCCAATATCTTACTGCCATTTTCTAACTCTACGTTACCTTTATTCCATACAAGAATACCATGCTGCATCCACTTAGGCAAGTTCTCGTATGCAAGTTGTAATCTTCCTAGAAGTTCCCTAGCGGTAGATGCCTTGTTTGCAAGAATACCAATATTGACACTATCAAAAAAGATTGCATAGTAAAGAAGATAAGCGACAACAGTAGTAGACTTTCCTGTTTGTCTTGGGAGTTTTGCGATGTTGAATCTGTTTTCATGAAAATCATTTAAAATTTTCTTTTGAAAATCATACATCTTGAAAGGTATCAAACCCTCATCAAGAGAAATGATTTTAATGTAATTCATTGCAAAGTAGATAGGATCATTCTTACACCTGATCCACTCATCAATTTGTTTTTTTGTAAACTGTATTGGGGTCCCCGCCTTTTTAAGGTTGGGATTACCCAAATACACATCATTACTAGTTGCCAAAACAAAATACTAGTTCACCACTACTATTTATAGGTCTCCAAATTGATCACGCATTTCTTCCATTGATTTTTTCTTTGAGGCATAGACACCATCAATGTATCCAGACCTGTATTCCCAAGTGGTTCCACCATCTTGTCCTTTCCTGGGGTTAATACATTGCTCGTCACCTAGTTTATTGCAAACAAGACCAGCAAGGTCTAATTCACTCTTGTCATATGATGCGGCAGTGCCTCTAAAGACATGCTTGCCGTTGATCCAAGTAGCGCCACATTTAGGACATTCTTTTCTCTCAAGTTTGAGACTAGACAGTTCCTTATCGTTGGTCATCTTTTAATTCCTTTATAAGTTTATTGTAATCAGGTAAATCCTTTATGAGTTGTTGTTCTAATTTACGTCTCATCATATACATTCTGAATTGAACCCATCGCCATCTGATTACGAGATCAATGTATGCGAATAGACGCACCGTTTCATCCATACCTGCATATGCCACAAGTAGAATAAAACACGTGATTAATACATAGAGTCCAAGCATTTTGTTACACTCTGCTACAAAGTATTATAGGACTATGTAGGGAAAAATAGTGTAACGAATGCTAACAATTTGTGTATTGTCTACATTTCCGAAAAATTGTATTCTGCAATCATAGCAAACATTCTTTTCTTCATTATATCCAGAAGAACTTGTTCTTCAGCAGGACGTGCAGGAGAACCTGGCCACATCTTAATTGAATAATCATAGTGGTCATACAGACATCGGACTTCATCTATTCCTAGTGTCATGGTGCAATGCCATTCATTTTCTTGAGGGTTCATTTGTTTACGTTACAGGTTAGTTCGCAATTTTCTCCTTCAAATTCTGAATTAGGGATAAAAGGTGAGGATCCACACACAGCACTTCTACACCATCGTGCCCCGTGCTCTTCTGATTTCTCTGAGTGCTTCAAGGTCCATGTTTTTTGTTCCTCCGTCGTATGCATGAGCGTAACCCTCCTCAATCATTTGTTCGTTAAGTGACACGTCTCCGTCCCCAATGTAAAGCCAACCCAGAAGACGCCCGTATTTGCCAGTCCCACCAACAAGTTCAGTCCTAACAGACAACTCATCATCACCAGCCAACGTACCTTCCAGTTTTTCTTTGAGCCAGTTTGTTGCTTCAATTCCAAGTGCTTTCTCCTCTAGGTTTCTGGTTCTTTTCTCTGGCGTATCAACTCCTGCAACTCTAACTCTTTCTTTCTTGTATAGATCAAACCCAAGATCAATGGTGACATCAATAGTATCCCCGTCAAGAACACGATTGATCTCCGTCACTCGGAAGTTGTAGCAACTCTTCCTGCTTGGTGGTGTCAATGCTCCCATGGGATTCTCTCTTATCTATTCCTAGTATGTATATGATGCTATAAACTGCCATAACTACCACGAGGAATGTCATAATAATCACCGACCATACTGGATCAGATGGATTATCAAGTGGTCTTAATACTAAATTCATTTCTTAACAGGCCAAGTAAGTTCCATTCCTATCGTTAATAGTAAAACAAATCCGAAAACAAATAAAGCACTCATTTTATTCCTTCCAAGTTATCCAAGGATCTTTATTGTGTAGACAAGAATTTGGATGTGTCCAGTTTTCAAATTCCCAATGTCCTTTATCTAATGATATCAGTTGTAGTTTTAAATTTTTATTTTCTTTTTTGAGTGCGTAAATTTCTTCTTTTAATTTTGTAATTTGCCTGTCCATATATCCCTAAAGTAAAAGTCAACTTTAGTGAGCCCTGTTAAGGGTGGAGTCTCACCTCCCTCAGCCCACTCCATACAAAACTTATGTATTTGATCAGATGAATTGACGTGACGAACACCATATAATCTTGCAAACGATGACATAGCAAAACTATATCTTGATTTAATATGTGGTTTCATATTGTTGAATCAATCTTTGGGTTTGTTTTTTATCAGACCCACAAGGAGCATTCCTTAGACACATAAGAATTAATTCATCATCACTAATAGAGGGTTTAATTGTAAACCCCCATTTATCAACCTCACCTTCTACAGGTGCTTCAACGTAATCAAATTCGTGTGGCATTACCTGGTGATAGCGATTGGAAAATTTTAGAACATGCATTGACAGCATAGGTTGCTCCATATACTCCAGAGAAGATATATGAGATACCTAACTTACTACAATACTTTTCTAGTTCCTGACATTTTGAGATGTCACTGGTACTATGATCAATAATAATATCACCTTCCTCAAGTAAAGGAAGCAACTCATCAAGTGTGTCTTCTGCTTTTTGCTCTGGACATGTCATCTGAAAAATACCAGGAACCTTACCAGCACTAGTATATTTCTTACCGTCAGATTTAACTGCTCGGACAAGATACTCTATTGAAGTTACACATCCACTAAGGTATCCTGCTTCATACTGTCCACAGGCATTCTCATAGTTGGTACTACTGTAACCCCAAACTTCAATTCCTTTTTCAATCATACGGCGGGACATACCTTCACCAGTACGACCCAAACCAATCATTCCAACTTTCATGTTTCTAATTAATTTACGTGAATAACTCCAGTCATACCTGCGCCCTGGTGAGGACCACAGAAGAACTCATAGTCTCCTGCATCAGCAAATACAACATCCTGTGTTTCTCCAGGAGCAAACAGTAGTGCTTCTCTAGAGAGATCTGCACGACCTTCTACAATAATATTGTGAGGAGGTAGTGCTTCATTGATGAAGTGGACCGTATCTCCTGCAGAGATTGAGATCTCATTTGGTTCAAATACTAGGTTACCACCGGCACCCATTGATACATCTACTGCCCATACAGGAGCAGCAATAAAAATGGTAAAAAGAAAACTGATAATAAATTTCATAATTTTTATAAACTAATTTTTAACCAAGGTAATAGTGGGGGAATAACTCCTATGAGCCTGAGGAGACCTTCAGCAAAAAGAGCGAGAACAACCCAACCCACACACATAGAAATAATTCCAGCATTCCGGTTGTGCTTACGAATTGCGTCATCAATCATCTCCTGACACTCTTGTTTAGTTACGTAATCTTTGGGCATTATGTAACTCCACTATCTATAATATGTGTGCGTGATTATACTCACCATTTGTCATGAGTTCGTGACTTCACATGTTTGATCCGGACAGTACTCCTCTTTATAGTAATGTATTTTTTCAATTAAATTTTCGTATTGATCCCACATGTATTCAGAACCAGTTTGTTCTTGATACATTTTACATGCTTTTTCTAAACGGTAAATGTCGCAGGCATTTAGTCTCATCGTCATAACACAAGTTATACAAATAATTATAGTAATTTACTTAGCAATTCCACGCTCTCAAACTTTTATTAATCCTACTGTCAGGATCTCGTGACGTTTTCTTGCTAGTCAGTTTCTTTTTCATGCCTTTCATTCTTGCACAGAATGATGCACGTCTTTTATTTCCCTTCTTTTTTGATGGAGCTTTTAAATCAGAACCAGGATTTTCACGTTCATAAGACTTTCTCCCTTTTTCATTGAGACCGCCTTCTTTATTTTGACCGGATTTTTTTGTCCATGCAGATTCCGAAAGGTCTTTAATCTCTTTATATGATTTCATGAGATTTCAACAGTTATGTTTATTTATTTCTTCCAACATAATTCCACTCATCTAAACCGTCGTAATTAGGTAGATGTGTTAAATTTGTTGATAGTACATATCTAGGATTATCTGTTTTATTTTTTTCCGTTTTGTGAGTTACCCAACCAGGAAAAAATAAAACATCATTTGTTTCTACTTCAATTGGACCCCATAAAAGATCTAGATCTCCAAGAGGTTCCGAACACTTATAGGGTTTTAATGGATTCTCAATTAAAAGATTTCCACTACCTTCTGGAACTTCTAGGTATGCTGCTACAGAAATAGTTGCATTTTGGTGATGGTGTGCTTCAGTAAAACCACCTTTACGATGCACATTAATCCAAGATTCATTAACTGACATATTACATGGAGGTGCATGAAACCATGTATGCATTAGAAAGGGAACTACAAATTTTAAGTAGTCATTAAATTTATTAAACTCATCCCAGTTATGTGGAACATCCCAAGTATCAGGAATATTATTAAAATGAACTCCGGTAATTGCATCACCATTTTCAGGATCCTGCCAATCATATTTTGTAGATAGTATTTTAGAATCTTTTAAATATTCATCTACTTTTTCTTTAAAAGAATCAAATTTAAAATCAAATTTTGTTTTGTAGATATATGCAGGGAAAGCATCAATACCCTCCATAAAATCATAATCATCTCCCATCATAATAATTGTTCTATTACTGGTATTTATCTACCTTTTTCCACCGCCCATTTCCTTAAGCATCTTTTGTAGTTCTGCTGTAGAACCTACAAACATAGCATTGTTGGTAACTTTAGATGGTCCTTTTTTATCTTCATCTAAGTCTTTCATTTTCTTATGAAGATCTTGAAGTTTCTCTGTCATGTCTGAGACATGCTTCATTGCCGCTACAGCAACTTCATACGCTCTTGGGTGCCCACTTTCCTGAGCGACCTCTAACGCACCTCTGACCGCCTCCTGACCTTGATCTATGAGTGAGTAAAGTTCTCCTCTGGTATATCGGTAATCTTTTTCCCGATCATCCTCGTCAACCTTAGGTGGTTGTGGTTTACATGGTTTTGATTCCTCAACAGGTTCAGCACTAATGTTGAGAACATCTTCCATATTTTCTTCTAGGTTACTCATAAGAATTCCATCCCTTCATTAAATCCAAAGTCATCTGTGGGTACTACAAATTGATCATCGGCAGCATCAACTTGTCCATCTTGATTATAATCAACTGTTGCTTTAGGAGTGTATGACAATTCAACGTGTCTCTTATTAACATTAAGATCTCCAATAGTCTCAATGACACGTGCCTTACGAATAACATCTGCTTTAGAATAAGGACCATAGATGTAAGACTTCGCAGTAAATGATAGAGTATATGTAATAGATCTTCTTGTAGTAAAATCTTCTTCCCAATCATCCTCAAAGTTTACACTGTTGAGAACAAAAGCAACATCCCTAATCTCATCCATGTCAGGAATAAATTTAATACTTACGTTTAATGATGGTTGGAAAAATGGTAAAATTTGTTCTAGAATTTGCAACCCGTCGTCTTGAGATTTAGCAATAATACCAAGTTCAAATCCAATGTTATATGGTACAGGAACATATTGAGTTCTTACTTCTTCTCCGTTATCTGCAATAGCAGTTTTATATTTTTGAGTAGCTGCCGTTTTTCTTGCACTATCGTAATCAATACTTGACATTTCAAAATACATTCTTGGTAGAGTAATCGCTACCTTTCTACCATCGGAAGGGTTACCTTGAAGTCTATACAAGAATTTTTGTTTAGGTCCATAAGCAAGAGGAACTTTTTCAGTTTCTAATACCTGACCATCAACAGTTTTTTTCAATTCAATATTATTGAATAATGTTCCAAAAGCGATTACGGTTTTTCTAACCGCTTCGTTATAAAATTGTGTTCCTAACATTAGAAGCTACCTGTAAAATTACCAAACTCACCGAATGGGTTTCTTTCACCCCAGTCAATAATATTATCCGCACCATCTTCAATTGATTGATTCTGATCAAACTCAGTGCTTGTGTTATTAATTGTTGAGAATGTTCCTAGTGTATATATCGCATTAGACTCAACACCTCTGATGAGATCACCATCTAAGAAATTACCAGTACGATTCATTACCTCTAGGGTATAATCAACTCCGTTCCAATCTGCTACCTCAGCAATTGTTGCACTATCTAAGTCAAACATCTGTGCTCTTTGACCACTGGTAATAGTATCTGTATAAGCATTAATTAGGTATTTAAGATTTACTGAGTCGTAATAAAAATGTCCTGGTACGGTTGTTGCATCCGTACCATTAAATGTGTAAACGTAAGAAATTCTACTGTCTTCAAATTTCCAGTAGTAGTATTTTTTCTGAGTAGTAGTTGCATAGTTTGGATCAAATCCACCAAGAGCAGTTACTTCAATTACACTATTAGATGAAGTCCAAGTTCTACTACCACTTTGTTGTACCATTCCTCCAATGACAACATGTTCATCTTTAATAAATTGAACCGCTTGAGGTGGAGCATCAATAGATATGGTGGGTGGGTTTGCAGGATCATATCCCGTTCCTCCACCAACGATTGATAGTGACACTACACCACCATCTTCAATAGTAGATTCAACAATACCACCTGTCCCCCCTCCACCTGTAATACTTACAGAGGGTGCTGTGTTATAACCACTTCCTGCAAGAGTTACAGTTGCTCCAGATATACTGCCGCTAGAATCAACGGTAACTGTTCCAGTTGCTTGCTGTCTGGTAGTAAGACCAAGATTAAGGGTTGTGATGTTACTGAAATCTCTTTCAATATCGTCAATTTCGTCAATCCCGGTGTCAAACTTGTCTGCTCCTTGCTCGTAGAGTTCAGCAGTAAGAACATAAAAATACTGTTTGCCCAATTGGAAGAATGGTTGTTCTCGTTCAACATACTTGATCTCGTAAGTATCTTCTGTCAATGGAAAATATATTAGATCTCCTTCGTTCGGTCTACCATCTACTGCTAAATTCATTGCAGGATTTGCAGACTGTTCCCATCTTCTTCTGGAAACAACAAATGTAATTTCGTCAGTAATTCTTAAACCAAACTTACTAACAAATTCATTGCCTGCTCCAAATCCCTCAACATTAACCAGCATCATTTCAATCATATAACTTTGATTGAATTCTGATTGAATAACTTCTCCTAAAGTTTTATCTTTAATTTGAACTCTAGGAACGTAATAAACATCAGCACCGAACAATTTAATTTGCTCGTCTACTAAATCTTGTACAAGATTCTGTTCGGTTTTATTACCACCGTATTGTGGGAAGTATACCTTTTTCATCCGATCATATCCATTGGTGGAAGTTCATATGTACTGCTAGATTTTTCCATTAAAGCAGCAATTTCTTTTTCTGCATCGTCATATAGTTGCCTACCATTCATACTGACACCACCTGGAAGTTGAATGCCATTAAATTTAATAAGGTTCTGACCCCACTGTCTTTTAATTAATGCGGTAGAATATTTTTTAATGAACGGATCGTTATACACTTGAGTAAACGTTTCTGGATCAAGTGCTCTAAAACAATCAATAAGTACCCACTCGTCTTTCATAACTCTTTTTGGATCAATATCAATATACAAACGATCTTGTCTGCAATTAAATCTATATGAAATCAATGAACCAGTATTGATAATCATATCAATATTTTCAAAGTGTTGCTTTATCATGTAGTAGTTGACCATATCAAAACCACCAAAAGCAAGACCTGTACCTGATGCATTTGAAAACAAATCCATCAAATAATACTGGTTGCTCATACCAAACATATTATTTCTTACAAAGTTTGAACTGATACCATATACTTTACTGATACCAAATATATGATCAGGAACTTCTAAGTAATTTTTTCTGTTCTCCCAAGTTGCTGCATCAGGAGCAGCAGTAGAAACTGTTTCATCTTCCGATGTAAACCTTGTTATATCATCGTCAGTAAACTGGTGCTTGAGGTACATTCTTTCAACACCATCATAGTGACGCTCGCGATAATATTGCAATGCATCATCAATAGCATCGTCAACTTGATCGTCATCTATATTGATCTCTAGAACTGGGAACCCTAATTGTCTTAAACAATAGTCCCTTAGCTCGGACCTGCTAGAAGGTTGAGCCATAAAAAAATACCCCTAGTTTCCTAAGGGTATTTATAATTCCTAATGATGATCAGAAATCAATCGGATTTGCTGCATGAAATGCTGGTCTCCAGTCTGCATCAAATGCTTCAACTTCTTCAGGCGTAGTAAGAGAATTTAGTAAAGCTTCATGAGCATTGTTAGCATCACGTGCTGCTTTTCTATATGCAGCTACTTTTGTTTGTCTAGTGGTTACATTTTCACCTTCTAGATAATCTAGATCTTTTGCTCTCTCTGCTCTCCATTCAACATTTTCAATAACATCAGCAATAAGTGATTTAATTCTATTGACTTTATCTTTTCTACGTTGGTCTCTACGATATGCATCTATTTCTTCTAGTAGAAGAACTCTTTGTTCTTCTATTGTTTTGCCTGGGAATCTATTAACAACTGCAGTTTTATCAGAATTTAATGTTAAACTATCAAATTCTTCTGTAGTTTTATCATAATCATATTCTACACAATATTCGCCAGTTGGCAATTCTTCTCCATCAAAAGGATTGCCACCTTCAAATATTCTAATAGGAGAAAGTTCCGAATTTGGACCTTCAGTAAAATAAATAAATGCCATTTGACTACTTTTGTTTATTGTTATTTATATTTTTAATCTTGGTTTGATTCTAGTTGAGATGAGAACAGCGATGTATTATACATTGATGGAACCAAGAATGGATATCCTGTACTGTTTCCTGGAGTATCAAGTAAGTAGGCACTCCTATTACTATCCCAATCATTAATATCATCACCATTACTTCTTTTCATAAATTCATAATCAAAATCAATAACTTTATAATATGTACCAGGATCGTCTTTATTTTGATCCCTGGTAAAGACCAATTTGTTCTTGCCTAACGGAGCAAGAGATCTCCCATAACTAGAGTCTTGATTGTAGAATTTCAAGTACTTACCATCACTAATTCGTACAACTACGAAAGAAATTCCTGATCCATAGTAATACATTGGACAATATGACCACCAATACTGACCATCACTTGAAACTTGCCATCTAGATCCATATCTAATGCCTTGCTCGTAACCATACGAGGTAGTGTAAGTTGGATTCCATAGAATACCCGAATAAACACCAGCACTATTCCAATGCTCTAAGATTGCACCATTACTTGGAGTCATCGTGAATGTATATACCTGTCCGTCGTCAGTAATACAAGTTTGGCATCTATCTCTTGCCTCAGTCGCACCAGAATAAGACCCGTAAGCACGTGAGGACGCTTTATCATACGGAGTTGCATTTGCAGATGCAAATGCTTGATAAATTTTTGAATCGCTAGGGGTTTTGGATGCTGTTGCATCAGCAGTTCCGCTGTAATAACTACCCGACAAAGATAGTGCTCTCATGTCAACACTAAAATCATTATAAACAATTGGTTGCTTATACCCATTACCATCAGTTTGCATCACAACAACTTTTTTAGCCGCTACATTAATACAGCTACTGCCATACATATCCTCATCTGTAGTATTGCTATTACTAGGACCTGATGCACTAACAAGAGGAATATTAATAAAATTAGATCCTTCTCTCTGCCACAAATTATAATATTTTACCGTATTTCTTTGACCGAAATGCATTCTTGTAGTACCACCAGCTCCCTCTCTGTTAGAGAACCATGCCCAATCTTGATTAATATCACCTACAATGCAATTAACATCTCTAAAACCATATGGTGTATAACTTTGCGCTGCAGGCCAACCTCTTAAATAACCTGAAGTTTTAGCATACTCAGTAACACTAAGGTGTCCTTGGTGTCCTAAGTAACCAACATTACATGTATTTGAACCACGATCTCCAGAAGAACTTGCATGACTAGTAGTTTCCATATACTGACTACTAGCAAAATTATTAAAAAATTCAGGAGAATAAGAAGTATATGTTCTAAATTGATTATGGTGATAGTTTCCATCACCCACATATTTTGCAATCGGTTCTATGTTATGATCAAAAAGAATCCATCCACCACCATGTACACTATGTTCCATGGCATAAACCGCAAAACATGGTTGTTGATATGGATCTTGAACTTTTGATTTTACCGTTGCAGGTCTTGTTGTGATACTTCTTGCCATTTGTGTTACTCAGAATTTTTTACGGTCTCAATCTAACTTATTTAGTTGAATTGTTCTTTAACATTAAATGCTACTACATCTTCTTCTGTAGTTAAAGTACCTAATAAAACTTCTGCCTCATTAGATTTAATTCTAATAGCATTTATTTCTGCAAGTACTGCTGTTGTACTATCAGAGTTACCATTAACTAAATCATTATCTTTTGCTCTAGTTAGTTTCCATTTTAATTCTCTGATCGCATCAGCAGCAGACATTTTAATTTTTTCTGTCTTAAATGCTACTTGGGTTGTAAAACGTTTAGATGCATCTTCATCTTCAATTAAACTTTTTTGCTCTTCAATGGTTTTACCAGGAAATTTATTTGAGAGTGTGACACCATCAGCATTTAACTTTATGGAAACAAGATAATCAGTTTCTTTCCATTCGTATTCAATAATTGCTAGTGCGTGATCACCTGCACCTGTATTATTTTGTGCTTCTAGTTCGGTGTCATACACACCAATAGCATGGTTATCTAATTTGTTATATACAATAAATGACATTTTTTATAACTCCGAAATGTTAGGCATGTTTGGTTCTGAGCAAAATAATGAAGTATCATATTTTGCTGGAATTATACATGGATAAGTTGTACTATAAGGACCGCATTCAAAGGCATATGTCATAATAGTACCATCCAATGATAATTCTTCTCCGTAAGTGCGTTTATCCATTTCGTATTTAAGATCAATTGATCCAATTCTCATTCCAGCGCCACCATCACCATTCGCCGTTTTACCCCAACCCAGTGAGTTTGGTCCAATCGGGAAAGGATGTCTTCCATCACCACTATCATTGATTTGATACCTGAGAAGTTTTCCGTCAGAAATTCTGATCATCATCATATAAACACCTGCTCCATAATAATATGAAGGACAGTATGCCCAAGCAAACTTACCATCACTTGAAACTTGCCATCTAGATCCAAACTGTCTGCCTTGCTCGTAACCATACGAGGTAGTCCAAGTATAATTATGATGGTGGTGTCCATTTTGAGAGAGTTGACCGTCAGTCTGTCTCTGATCATGTTGTTGATCTGATCCTTTCCATCTGTACCAGTGAGCTCCACTACTTGGAGTCTGAACGAATACTACAATATCTCCATTATCACATAAGAATGGAATTGGTCTATATCTAGCTTCGTTATTACCAGAGTAATTATTATAAGCAGTATTAGTTTCTATCTGTTGATACTCAGTAACGTTTGCAGAGTTACTAAAGAAATTGTGAAGACTGCTATCACTATTTCCCTCGTTCTGAGCACTCATTGATTGGGCATATGCTTTAGAGTTTGCATGTGAAAACTCTCGCAAATCAGGAACGTTGTTATAAACAACGGGTTTGAACCGACCAGTACTAGTGGTAAACATCACTAGAAACTTATTTGTTTTTTTGTTGTAGCAACAACCGCCATGAGTTGCATAGAAATTCTCTGTACTACCATCTCTATTGGTATAATTTCTAGGTATGACAGTCTGCTGTGAATACCTACCATTAAACTTCATATTATAATATTCAGTTGCAGATCTCTTCAAGAACATTAAGTTCGGTGCAGTATTCCCACTTTCAGTGCTGAAAATTGCATAATCTTGATGTGTTTCATTTACAATAGGACAAACATCTCTAAAACCGTAAGCTCTATAACTTGTTCCATTATCGCGACCAGCCATGACCCAACCGCCCATGTTGCCAGCAGCAGAACCAGAAGAACTATGAGACATATGTCCCAAATATCCTACCATAGGAGTATGGCAACAATTCCAACCACCATTGGAAGATGCAGATGAATTTGTTTGGGTACTATTATAACTGCTACTGGATTCAAAAAATTCAGTAGCAGATGTTGTATAAGTTCTCCATGACCCATAACCACTGCTGTCTCCTGTACCAAAATCCGCCGCCACAATATTAAAATTATGGTCGTATTGATAATAACCCCCACCATGAGAATGGTTTAAAGCATAAGTCGTGAAACACGGTTGTGAATAAGGATTTATCGTTTTTTGTTGGGATGCAACCGTTGCGGTTGTTAACTTGCGAGCCATTAATTTGTCCTATTATAGTAACTGTTCAGAATTATCAAGCGTTTCCGTCAATACCGTATGCTACTGCAGAAATTCCAGTTGCAGATGACCAAATTTGAACGGCGTTTGTTGCATCAACAACAATACCTGTTCTTTCAAGAACACCGTTTGCTGGTAAAGTAACACCATATTCAATATGATCAGCATCTGCTACAGTTGTGGTAGCTGCTAATGCAAGTCTGATAGTAATATTACTTGAAGTTCTATTACATACATTTACTGTACATACTTTTGTTTTACCTGTACTTGCTACGGGAACTAAAGTTTCCCAAGTTGAGGCGGACGCAACGTCCACCTTTGCATATACTCCTGACGCCATGTTAATGCTCCTTGTTAGATCTTGCTTATGGTGTTATGGTTATTTATAATTACATTGCGGCAATAAAATAACCAATAGCGGTTATTTCAGCTATGCCTGCATCAACATATGTTTTAACTGCCAACTGAGTTGGAACTGATATATCATCAGCAGAGTCACCAGCAAGAGTAACATCATTGTCAAATGATACACCCAGTACTGTAGTTTCAGTTAGAACCGAAGTTCCGTTAACGTGATATTCCTTAGAAGCAGCAATATCAACATGCTCCGAAAGAATCCACTTATCACCGGATGCTGACCAAGAAATAGTCTTATCGTTACCAGCTTTTACGGTAATACCACCACCGTCTCCAGTAATATCGGAAGGTCCACCAGCACTGAATACAGTACCAGTTGCACTACCACTACCTTGGAACACAGCACTTAATGTAACGGTACTTCCGTTAACAGCAGAAACTGTATATGTACCAGACATAGTGACTGTACCGCCACCGGACGTTACTCCAACAGCAACACCAGGTGCTAGGTTAGTGGTATCACTTACATTCGTGATGTCAGTTGAACCGGCACTGATATCACCAGTAAAACTACCAGAAGCAACTGTACCGAGTTCAATGTTACGATCTTTGGAAGTAACAGTAACGGAATTAACCGAAGTTGTAGTTCCTTTAACAGTTAAGTTTCCTCCAACTGTAAAGTCAGAACTAACTGAATTCAGTGTGCTGACATAAGTAACGACTGCTGCCTGAGTAGGAACTTTCTCGTTACTGTTCTGCGCCATCGTGCCATCAGTTGAGAATTCGTTAATAGCAGCACCCAACTGAGCACCGATAGAACCAAGTCTCAAACTTGATAGACCAGATAGGTCAAACGCAGAAGCATCTAGAGTTGCTTTACCAGTTGCCTGTTCAACTTTAAAGTACTTACCAACTGCGAAGTTACCATCTTGGTCAGTAGATACGTAGTAAACACGACCAGGACGTGATTCGTCAGTTTCCTGTGAAGGAACATTTGGTGATAAGGGAAGACCAGGCCAATTTGTATTCGCTTTGCTTCCAGTACCAACGTCTAGGAAATCGTGTGCAGTTAATCTAACTTGAGAATAACGATAACGAATCTTGAAGTCTTGACCATCGCCAGCAGCAATTACTTTCTCGTCAGCAAATAGTAAAGTAGTAATACCAGTAGTATCAGCAGTTACTGCAGAGACAAGGAAGAATTCATCATCAACTTTAATATAATCATTTGCTTCAAAGTTGAGATCCGCACGTTTGATGCGTAGGAAAGTTTGTACATCTGTAGCATCTTCAATTAGTTCATCTTGTGAAGTAACCTTAGTTTGATAAATGGTTACTGCATCACCTTGTGCGTGGTTTTGTGCAACAGTTCCATCTTGTGCCCTAGCAACTTCAATTTGGTCTGCAGCGACAATTGCTACAACCTTGAAGAGTTCCTGGTTAACAACAACATAACCGTTTGCAATCATTCCAGTAACGCTTGCAACACCCATGATATATGGTGCTTGCTCAGTACCGGTTGAGGTAGAGTTGATAGCACCACTCAAAGTGGTTGCTGTAGCAGTTGCATTTTCTGGGTAGTGTGTTACACTAGTAGTACCATTATGCGTTGCTGCAGTTGATCCTAGAGCGCCTCTGTTGACTGTTAGAGAACCTCTACCATCTGGAGCAGTATAGCTGGAGTTGGAGATAACGTATGAACCAGAGTCATCATTAACCCCATTATCCTGCAGTTCAACAGAACCACCCTGGTCCGGAGCATATGTAAGATCAACAACCGTAAGAACAAAACCTTTTTGTCCGGTAACCGCATCAGTATTATTAACGAGGGTAATATATGCAGATGAAAGTTGTCCTGTAATTACTTCACCTTGTACAAAGGTTCCTGTAATTGGGAAGTAGTAAAGGTAACCTGAAGGTGACTGATCGCTGATCAACTCAGCAACTGCACCCGAAGTACCACCAATGATTCTTTCGCCCGGAGTAAATCCGCCATCTTTAGCAGCAGCAGGATTAATTTCTAGACGACCACCTTTGACTTTACCATCAACGGTAACTTCATTGGCATCAAATCCTCTAGCAACTGCACCATACTTACCATAAGAAGAGTTACCAGAAACACCACGAATTCTACCACCTCTTGTAGAGGTGTATGAAATGTGATTATAATACGTGAAGCAAGATACAATCTCAGTTGCAGCACCTCTAGTTACATAGAAACCAATACCACCATCAAGGATTTGGGTATAGGAGTCAAACACCATTGACTTGTTTGACTTAGTTGAGGTGTTATCAAAGTGTTCGTGAGTACCACCATCAAGTACAACACCTACAGCAGCACCACCAATTGCGGCACAGTTTTGAACATAAGGTGACTTAGTAATCGGTGAATTTGGATTAAGTCTGAAGTATACACCTTTAAGAGTTCCATGATCTGTGTTCTTATCATCTGGAGCATAAGGAACAAATCCAGACATGCCTTCAAATACCATATCTTTAATGGTATTTGCAGTAGACAGGAAGAACATCGTGGCTTCCTGGTTAGGAATACCAGCAGCAGTCGTGATAGACTTGTATGCATCATCATTAGATGCTACTAACATGGAACCATTATTGATTCCAGCAATTGACATATCGCAAAGAGTTCCGATTGCAGCAGTTTGAGTTGCACAATTTCCAGGATCATTAGTAATTGTATTATCAACTACTTGATTAATTACATTACCAGTTGCCCCTCCTACTGTTTCATTATTAACTACTTTAATTCCAGCATCTTTGATGATACCTAATAGAACTTGATCTTCTGCGGCAACCGTAGTAATAGCATCAGCACCACCACCAATAACAGCAGTTGCGAAAGCATGAACTCTATCATTACCACCAGATCTTACTTGAGCAGCAAGTTCTACAACAAACTCTTCCAATCTTGTGCGGACATCAGCACCAGCACCAGTAGGACTTGCACTTTGATCTGCAGTAAATTTGTAGTATGCTTCGTGAGCAAGGAAAGTTTTGTTTGCAGTTAGAAGATTTGCAGCATCAGCAGACGAATTAGAAACAGTGTTTGTCCATTTGTCTGCTGTATTCCAAGTACCACCAGTAACTTGCTGAACAGTAATAGTATTTGCTTGAGACTCTAAAATTCTAGCAGTCTTAGTTCCAGCTGAGTTGGAAACAACATCTCCATATTGGAAAGAATCTGCTGCTTGGGAAAGAACTAGATTTTGAGTAGTAGAATTAAAACCTGATTTTGGTTTAACTTTTGAAGTTCTTAGGTTATCACCAACCAAAGAAACGTGATCAGGAACTACAATCGGGAGAGTTTCTTCGTAGACACCTGCTTTGAGGTAAATTGCAATAGGATTTGTTGCACTGGGTGCGTCTGCACCAGTTAAAGTAGCAATAGTATCACAAGCATAACGTAAACTACCAAATGCTCTAGAGATTGATCTGCCGCTATTTGAATCGGAACCTTCTTTGGTTACGTAGTAAACAGCATTTGATACATTATTAGATTCCCATCTTGGTAGAATAGGTGAACCTCCAACAGTCAGAATCTGACCGCTTGCTTCTTTAAGTTCTGCTGCAGTTGCAGTATTTGGGTTTGCTGGCAATGCAATTCTGTTAATACCAGATGCAGACTGATACAGAAGGTCACCAGTCTCTTGTAGTACCTGAGCAGCGTCACCACCTTGAGAGACGTAGTTCCAATAAACTGCAGTAGTATCAAGTTCCGGAGCAGTTGTTGCACCAGTAGTGTTAGATCTAATACAAACGTAAGAGTTACCGTTTCTGTTAACGACATCACCTAGTTGATAAACTGCACCATTATTCCATGCAGCGTTCCAGTTTAGACCCTCAAGAACTAGATCCCAGAATCTTGTATTAGTTGGATATGGGATATAAGCAATAGTACCGCCAGTAGCACCAGCAGTCTCAGTACTTTCAATCGTAAATCCGGTAGTCGTAGATAACTTAACGCGGAATGATGTATTGTATTGAGCAGCAGATGTTCCGGAAAGTGTTACTAAATCACCAACACCAAATGGTGCGGCAGGTTGAGCAGCATCAAATACAACTGTTACTTCACTGCCATCACCACTGATAGTGGCGATAGTGTAAGACTCGGGAGTTGTAGTAAGTTTACATGAGTAAGCATTACCACCATACTTGACAAGATTTCCTGGTTCGTATACTTCATTGCTGTCAAAATCACCTTGTGGTGAGAAACCAGTTGAAAGAACTTTCCAATAAAGTTCATCCGTATTTGGTGCTACGTTAGTAGAATTTTGTTGTGCTGTATATGTGTAACCACCAAAGGTTACAATGTCACCTTTTTGATAGACAGTTGCAGAGGACCAAGTATCTTCAAAATTTAGACCTTCAGAATAGGCTTCAAATTTAGTGAAGTCAAAACTTGCGGGACCAGTATGTGCTGTAGTACAACGATATACAGTATTGCCATATTTGACAAGATCGTTTAATGCATACCAAACACTAGTGGTTTGATATTCTCCACGATTTCTAAGACCTTCTGTTTGAAGATCCCAATTTCCTAGATCGGAAGAATAAAAACTAGTTTCCGTATTTGCGGAAGTGTGATTGGTGGTACAGACATATGCGTTTGCACCGTACTTGACAATATCGTCAATGACATAAGCAGTGCTCGCCGTCCAATCACCGCGCCACTTAAACTTCAGTCTGCCGAGTCTAAAATCTGCCATTTTTTAAATCCTTACTTAGGTCCTTGAGTGTTATGATCATATGATTTATTTAGTCTTGCAACTAAGTAACCATCATCATCAATGAAATATGTCAAGCGTCTGAAATCAAACCTGAACTGTTGGTATTTATCATCGGTATCATTTGAATATTGTCTTGCAACATTAGGTGTCGCATCCACATATTCAGTTCCTTGGAGAAAATCTTTATATTCTTCTCCATCAGTTCTATGAAAATCGTAAACTACGTCTTCAGTTGATCTCGCATTAGTATAATGAAGCATACCGTCCTTATCTCTTCTCAGAGCGTGTACGGTAAAGTCATTTGAATTTGCAACATTTTGTTCTTGTGTTGCAGTACTTGCACTAAGATATAAACTCATGCTAAGATCCTCCAGTAAATTCCGTCCCAGATAAACTGAACATATAAACCAGCAACATCTAAAACAAATACGCTATCGGTATTTCCAAATTTATTCAAAAATAGCTGTCCATTACTGGCTGTTAGCGTGACATTATTTATAGCCCATGTTGCTTTAAAATCAACTAGTTCCAGCACATCACCAACGTGAGGAACAACTCCCGCTGATTCAAATGGCATAGTTAATGATAGCGCACTTGCACTAGTATCAATTAACCATCTAAGTCCGCATGATAAACTTGTATCTGTATTGACAACTTCCCATCTCGTTCGTTGGAGTTCAAACCCCCCAATATCACTACCATCATGTACAACCGCTGTTTTTTTATCGGTATCTACCGTAAGTTCAGCTAACGCACCTGTAAATAGTGCGTGTTCGGAAGTTGTGCCCTTTCTAAATTGTACCTGAGTGGTCATTATTAGCGCACAGTTTTTCTATGATCTATTTATAGAATTAAATCATCCAAACATATGTGCGAGGTGGTTGGAACAACTCAACTTGTACAATTCCAAATCCACTAATTGCGATTGAACCACTTGCAATATAAGGAGCACGTGCAAATGCCTCATCTCCATTAATAAATCCGAACAACGTTCCAGATCCGGCATAAGCACGGGATCTGATACTCGTACTAATACCATTAACGTTAATTTTAACGAATGGTTGCTCAGAGAATGTAAGTAATGGATCTCCGGATGTTCCTTGAAGTGTAAATTTGCCAGGAGTACCAAGTTCTCTTGCGGTAATTTTTTCTGATATTCTTTCTCCCGCAAACGAGAAGAGCATTTGTCTCTCGTCTGGGTTGACAGTGAGAGATTCTGCTGCACCAGATAGAGTTGGGATAATACCAAACCCAACAAAATCTCTTGCTCTTGTAGTAGTTGCATTTCCACTGAGAGGAATTGTTCCTTCTCCAGTATGTGCAAATCTGACAAGAACACCAGCTTCTCCGGATGCCTTGAATAGTCCACCCTGACTGACTTCTCTTGCAGTTGTATTTTCTGTTCCCGCACCAATGAACGAGAAGAGCATTTGCCTCTCGTCTGGATTGAAGGTAACCGATTCTGCAGATCCCGATAGTTTTCTGAGTGAACCAGAACCAATATGTAGTACGGAGATTTTGTTGATAGAATCTCCAGAGACCTTGAACAGAACTTGTTCTGTCTGCGGTACAACTCCAGTAGATTCTGATACTCCACCAAATCCGAAGAGTGAACCAGTACCAATAATACTGCGATGAGTGGTGAAGAATACCTTGCCACTGATCTTCGTCTGAACAAATGGTTGTTCTGCGAATGTAAGTAATGGATCTCCAGATGTACCAGAGAATGTAAATGTTCCACCTTGACTGATTTCTCTGACAAGAATTCTTTCTGTACCTTCTCCTGTAAAGGAGAAGAGCATTTGCTTCTCGTCTGGGTTAAAGGTAATAGATTCAGCACTACCTGCAAGAGCAAAGATATTACCAGATCCAATGTTGTTCGGAACAAATTTCTCTGTAACAACACCAGAAATTTGAGTAGAACCAGAACCTGTATATACTGCAGAGAAGATTTCTTCACCATCTCCAGTGATATCAATCTCAACTTGTTTGATCTCAGCAACACTGAAGGATTCTGATGCTTCCCCAATGAAGGAGAAGAGCATCTGACGTTCATCTGGATTAAACGTTACAGATTCTGCAACACCATTAATGGCGAAGATGTTACCCGATCCAATGTTATTGGGAACATATCGTACAAATACAACACCAGAAACTCTTAGGTCAGCTTGTAGTTCTGGCGATGCAGTGAAGGATTCTGATAGACCACCAATTCCGAATAGAGAACCAGTACTAAATTCAACAATAGATGTAGTCTCTGCAATTCTCGTTCCGGTAAACGAGAAGAGCATCTGTCTCTCTTCTGGATTGACAGTAAGAGATTCTGCAGATCCGGAGAGTGTTTTGAGTGAACCAGAACCATTGTGTAGTAGACTGAAGTTTGTTTTTGCTTCACCACTAACTGGGATAGTACCAGTAACAACCCAAGATGGTTGCCAATCAAAGGTCTCAAAGTCAGATAGCGCACCTCTGCGAATTCTGATTGTCTTCTGAATACCGAAGTAATTCTCGGTATGAGTCTCGCTTCCTTCTCCTGTAAAGGAGAAGAGCATTTGCCTCTCGTCTGGGTTGACAGTGAGAGATTCGGATGCACCAGAGAACTTCCTGAATGTACCAGTACCAACAACACTTGGAACATAATGTGTCTTGGCAATACCACTGACAGGAATAACTCCAAATGGTTGCTCTGCAAATGTAAGGATTTGAGGAGTTGTATCTCCAGATAGTCTGATTTCAGTACCTTCTTCTGGTGGATTGGCGGAGAATACTTCTTCGGATGTACCACCAAGTTTGATATGTGCTGTAAACTCTGGAAGTTTTCTGGTAATCGCTTCGGAACTAATTCCGTTAGAGAAGATAGCACCAGATCCAATAAAGTCTCTTGCTCTTGGAGTTGCAGCAACACCAGAAACGTTGATAGTTCCAAATACAAAGTGATGAACAAGTACACGTTCAACCAGATTATTAACAGTGAATAGACTTCCTGTTCCTGTGTATGGAATAGTAAAGCTTTCTGTGAGAACACCAGATAGTTTGATGTCTGTGGTAATATCTGGTGGATTGAATGATACTGCTTCCGCTGCACCATTGATTCCGAATAGTGAACCAAATCCTGTAAATATTCTTGCCCTTGGAGTTTCTGCAATTCCAGAAACTGGAATTGTACCTTGAGATACCCAAGAAGGTTGCCAGTCGTAAGTAACAAATCTGCTGAATGGACCAGGAGATACTTTGAATAGAAGTTGTACTTCGTCTGGTGAGTATCTTCTGCTTTCTGTAGCACCACCGAATCCGAATAGAGATCCACCACCAAATGTTCGTAGACTGAATAATGGAATCGCTGCATTGCGAACAAGAATCGGTGGAGATATATTGTTCCATTGTGGAGGAACAACAATGAATGCTTCTCCAACAATCTTGATAACTGTACTCTCGGTAAAGAGAGAAGTGTCGCGAGAATACTTCTCAACCAGTGTACCCTTGAGTGAATCAAGTTGACCGAACGGACAGACAAGACCAGTAGTATCAAGAATATGTCCGTAATCTGTCAGTCCATCTTGTGGATCTGATACATCTTGATAGTCTGCGAATACTGTTGGTACAGTTGTAAATGCAGTTAATGTATAAGTTACTCCAGGATCAATTGATAATGTAGATCCTAGAGTTACCTTTGTGCATCCAGAAGACGATGTGGTATTTGTAGAGACAACTCCATCAACATCAAGACATACACTATTTGCAGAAAGATCAACGATTCTTCCATAATCAAGTTCAGGTTCATCTCTACAGAGATCCATACTGTAAACTTCAGTATGCTTCTCTTCTGAAAGTTCACTGAGTTCTGGTTTCTTGGAACATAGAGTAATAGAACCAGTAGTCTCATATGCATACTGAACTCTAAGATCTCCACCACTAATTGCGAATAGAGAACCGGTGCCTTCGTGTGCAAGAAGGATTGCAGGATCTCCAGATGTTCCAACGAATGTGAAAATTGGTTCTTCGGTAGGAGGAACTGAAGTAGTAGACTCTGCTGTTCCTGTATATCCAAATAAAGTTCCTGTTCCCTTAATACCAACGGTAATACCAATTTCAGTATCACTACGGAATCCGAATAAACCATCACCTGGTTGTAGTAGACTGAAGTTAGTCTTGGAATTTCCGCCAAGTTTGATCTGACCACTACCAATTTCACTAGCAAATAGTGGGGAGATTGCAACACCACTAATATCAATAAATCCACGACCATTATAATTTGGAGTGAATTTAACATCACTAACTCCAAAGATATCAATCTGACCGTAGATACATGCAGGTAATCCTTGTCTTGGAGTTCCAAGAATATGACCATGATCAACCAGAGGTGAAGCATTCTCTGCAACAAATCCATAATCCAGAGTAGAAGATGGAACTGTGTATTGTGGAGTAATGGTGTAAGTAACACCAGGATCAACTGCTAACGAATTGAGTACCTTGGTGCATCCAGTTGCAGATGTGGTATCTGTAGAAATAACACCGTCAACATCAACACAAGAAACTGCATTTGGATCAATAATAAATCCGTAATCTGGTTCGGTAAATGGTGCAATAGAACTACAGTTGTAACTGTAAACCTTGACTTCCTCAAGGTTGTTAAATCCAAAGAGTCCACCAGAACCAACGTAATCATATACAGTTCTTTCAACTGCAGTTTGTAGCGTGAATAGAACACCACTACCAATCCAGTTGGGATTGAATGCAAACGTTGCTTCTCCAGTAAAGGAGAATAAAAGATCTCTTTCGTCTGGGTTGAAGGTAACCGAATCTGCAGCACCACTGAGAGTCGGGATAAATCCATCGCCAAATATACCAACGCCAATTCCAATCTGAGATTCACTATGGAATCCGAATAAACCATCACCTGGTTGTAGTAGACTGAAGTTGGTAATAGAATCACCACCAAGTGCTTTGATGTTTCCTGAACCAAATACAGTGACATCAAGAGGAACTCTACCTTCACCGAAGATACTAATGCCACCCCGAGATATCCAGTTAGGTGCAAGACTATTAACAGATGCACCTGTAATATCAATATGACCGTAAATACATCCAGGCATTCCGAGACGTGGAGTACCAAGAATATCTCCAAAGTCTGCAAGAGGAGCTGCGTTCTCTGAAGTTAATCCATAATCTAAGACATTAGATGCAATAGTATTCTGAGGTCTTACAGAATAAGTAACACCTTGATCAATCGTTAGTGTATTAAGTACCTTGATACATCCAGACGTTGTTGTTTCACTCGCAGAAATAACACCGTCAACATCAACACATGCAATTGCTCCTGTGTTGATAATAAATCCATAGTCGTTCTCTGGGAAAGGAACGATAGAACTGCAGTTGTAATCGTATACTTTCTTCTCTTCAAGATTATTAAATCCGAAGATTCTTCCAGATCCAACATAGTCATATACAGTTTTCTCAACTGCAGTTTGTAGAGTGAATAGAACACCACTACCAATCCAGTTGGGATTAAAGGAGAATGTTGCCTCTCCAATAAGAGAGAACAATAAATCTTTTTCTTCTGGATTAAAGGTAACGGATTCTGCAACGCCACTAAGAGTTGGAATAAATCCTGTTCCGGTAATTCCAGCAGTAATACCAATCTCAGTATCACTACGGAATCCGAATAAACCATCACCTGGTTGCAACAGAGCAAAGTTGGTAATAGAATCACCACCAAGTTTCCTGATGGTTCCTTTACCAAATACGGATACATCCAGAGGAACACTAGCTTCACCAGTAAGTTTACTGATGTATCCTCTACTTGTCCAAGTTGGATTAAACGCAAACTGCGCTCCATTTTCTGGATCAAGATGGAACAATCCAAACGGAATAAGATTGCTAGTAATTAAGATATTACCAAAGTCTACCTGTGGTGAAGCAGGTTCTGATATTAGACCATAGTCAATAAAGTTACTAGGAGCATTAGCACCTAGACTTACACCATAAGTTGTTCCTGGATCAATACTTGCAGTTGATCCTACACGTACAATACATCCAGAAGATGTTCCGGATAATGTTCCTGATACATCTTCAATATCACTTGGATGACATATAGTTAGATAACCATAGTCTGCCTTAGAGAATTCAATGATACTATCATTGATGTATCTTTCTGTATGTTTTTCGTCTGATAGTTCGGGAAGTTCTGGTTTTCTGCTAACCAGTTTAAGTCCACCAGATCCAACGAACGCATTTGTAGCGCGTTGCTGTCCATTAGATAGGGTGAATAGATCTCCAAATCCTGTTTCATGTACAAGAGTAATATCTCTTGCAGTACCTGTAACCTTGCTAATATATCCGCTACTAGTCCATGTTGATACGAATGCATCGTCTGTACTTGCAATCGTAAATAGAGTACCAGAACCAAATATGCCAACACCAATACCGATAGGCGATTGTCCAAGTACAGAGGTACTTCCAACACCATTGTGCTTCGGAGAAAATACCTCTGTGCTTGTACCACTAAGACCCTTGACTTTTCCGTCAACGATATAACCGTATACTGCTGGTGAAGTCTGTCTACCAAAGGTAAACGCAATGCCTCTACCTTCGTAAGTGCTAGTCGCCTTCCAAGACGCTTCACTAACAACTTTAACAAATCCGAAAGATTCTACATTAGTTACATAAACAACTCTGCCGTAATCTTCTAGTGTGGCATTGATATCTGAAATATTACCAAAATTTATTGTTGGTAATACTGGAGTTGTTGTATGTGTATATGTTACTGATTTTAATCCATAGTGATCCCAATCGTTTCCACTATGATCTAGTTGTATTAATCTAAATTGTGTACCTGCTGTTCTCGCTACAGAAGGAATTGTAATCTCTACAGATTTTAAAGCATTAAATGTAGCGTCATTATGCGCTACTACAGTATCAATAGAAGTCCACGAACTTCCATCATAATACTCTAAGTTTAAACTCTCGGCAACAGTATCGGGATCTTCCCCACCATTGATATCATTACCTCTAATTACCTCAAAGGTCAGTGAAGAATTGATATTGTTTGGTAAACTAAATTCTACTGTTCTAGGTTTATTAGCACTATTGAATCTAATATGTCTACCAATATTAAATCCACCTGTTGCTCCTGTGCCT